TTTCTTCGTAAACTCTGCCATAAGCACCTCCTACATTCCGCAACCGCAGGAATTGCCGTTACAAGAGAAAATAGGAGTATTGCCATAAACGGGCTGTGCAGGTATAGGACAACTTCTTAATTCAGCGACTAACTGATTTGCTGTAGTTGCGCCGGCTGTCTTAAGTTCGGCTGTCTGTGCCACCTGGGATGCCTGCATATTCGCAAACTGTAACTGACTTCTCAACTGATCGTTCTCTCTCTTATAATTATCGAGTTCTAACTGACATAACTTGTCAAGAATAGCCTGTGTATTCTGGCTATTAGCAGTTCTTGTAGCACAAGCCTCTGTAGCGATGGTATACTTTACATCATTGGTAGCAAGTCTGTTTTCACAGCAACATTCTGCTAACTGTGCCTGCAGAGAATTAAAGCCCTGGCTCATTGCTGTCTGCGCACCAAAAGCGGTCTGCATATTGGCAATCTGGCGAGCATTCGCTCCAGCCTCAATACCAGCGAAACCATTAGCAAGAGCCATCTGCATATCAGAGCAACAACCGCAGAGTTGAGTTGATAAACCGGAAATTCCATCTCTTACAGATGTAATTCCATCCTGGAGCATTGCATCTCTAAAACCAGCATTGGTATTATTGTTGATTCCCTGCTGACCATTTAAAAGCCAAGGAAATTCATACATACCACCAAAACCGCCGCCATATCCGCCCATACCCCATCCGCCGCCAGCGAATAAGAGTAAAAGAATAATCCAGCCCCAATCTCCACCAAAACCGAAACCACCATTGTTGCCATAAGCAGGTGCAACCGGCATTGATAAATCAAGTCCATTTTCTGAAATCATAAATTTTTACCTCCATATAATTTTTAATGGTTAGGAATTATGCTCGAATCGCATAATCCGTATCTAAAAAGCACGTACGCTACTTTTTATTCATAAGTTGTTGGACAAACGGAGTATTCCGCATCTGCATACAGCCGTTAACCTGGGCTTGCGAAACCTGCCCGGTATTTAAAAGATGCTGAATAATCTCGTTTGGATCCTGCATCCCAGGCGGTATATTATACCGCATAGTCAGCATCTGCATCGGGTTCTGACGGAACCGATTGTACATCTGCATTACGCTTGCCATATCTACCATTGTTACGTACCTCCGCAATCTGACTTTTATTTTCCTTAAGAGAATTTATCTCCGCCCACAATTCAACGATTTCCTGCTTCAAATTATCCAGAATGTTGACCGGATCCGATGCAGGTTTTATATCTTCCTTAACAAGGCGATATTTTTCGAACACCGGCGGCTGTAATTGCGAAACGCAAGTCTTCGTATAAATATAAGGCGAGTTCTCGTCTTTGAAAGTTACCGAATTACCATACGCAACCGGATAGTTTCTTGCCTCGTCTTCATTATGGACCATAACAAATCCATTATTCTGCGCAGGAAGTTGCTGACCATAATAATTATTGTAAAAACCACCAAAAGCCATAAATTACTCCTTTCGATACCAAAAATACTGTGGAATTTCATTACTCGAATCCCAGGAATCATAAAGATTTCCGTCAACAATCGTTGCTACGTGTTTTCCGAACCCAAGAACATAAACTCCCTTGGGATGGTCCTTTGCAAAATCTTTAGCCGTATAACAATCCGGACACGTATTTGGAATCGACTCACGATAAAAGCCATTCTGTCTTAAGAGCGCACCCCATACAGAATTTGCATTCGGAAGATCGCCCATAGAAAAACCATTCAACGCCAGGTTCGCATACGCCGTCTCCCAATCGGTATTTAATGCTTTAGCAATTGCCCGGACCGCACAATCTTCCACATTTCGCATTGCAGCAGGATTGGGGTTATATGCTACATACATGAATCCAACTCCTTCATACATTCGCCACTAAAGATTAATTCCAGCAAAACTACAGCCACACGCAAGATAAAAATCGCAGGAATATCCTTAAGGTTCTCATTTTCAATTAATTTTTTGTATAATTTCTTCATATCCATAATTTAATTTTAGACAATAAAAAAGACACTTAACAGTTACGTTAAGTGCCTAAAAAGTGCAACCCAGGCTACAAAACCTTGATTATTTTATTGTTGACCTTGCGACTTATCTTCTTTACGCCATCGATCGTTAGGTGCAACATAGGTGCAATCTCTTCGAGCGGAATCCCTTGACTTCGCAATTCGAAAACTTGCACTTCCAAGCCAACAAAATTACAATTCTCTCTTAAATAATTCAATTCGGGAACTGTAAAATCTTTGATGAGCATTATTTTGTACCACTTCTATTCGCTTTTCTCGTTTTCACTTTGCGGATCGTCATTCTCATCATCCTCCGTAATTATTATTATTTCGGTATCGTCTTTAGGCGGCGAGTTCCATTGAATAAACCACAAGAAATTTGTAACAAATAGCAACAAACCACTTATCAATATTAGTATGATCCGATTCTTTAATTCTTTCCGTTTCAATTCTCTCAAAACATCAGTTGCGAGATTATCCATTTACTTGCCCTCTCTTTTTTGTATTTTATCATCCAAAAAGAGCGTTGTCTATATTATTTATATAGCGCACCCCAGGTCAATGGACCAACAATTCCATCCTCGACTAACTGCTTGCCGTTCACATCGGTGTTCTCTCTCTGAAAAGCACCGACCGCCGCACGAGTATTTTTTCCGAATTTTCCATCAATACCCAATGGATCGTAACCTTTCTCCAGAAGTAAAGTCTGTAAAATCTTTACGTATTGCCCCGTAGAACCTTTCCAAAGCATTGGGTAGGTAGAAATATCGACTTTGGGTTTTTCGTTTAAATTTGAGCCGTTTCCTTTGTCAGAATAATGAATCACGTGTATCTTGGAATGACCGGTCCACTTTCTTGAATGCAGACCTTCCTGCTTGCCGATATTCTCAACGGCAGTAATCATAACCTTACCATCCCAGGAACCGGTACATTCAATCGCTCTTCCCTCTCCGATATACACACCAACGTGACCTTGCATCCACAAAAGTTCGCCCACCTGGATATTCGAAAAATCGGTTGACTTCTCTAAAGACTTATCCCAGATGGTCTGATCGTTCATATCACGCAACCCATTTGAAGTATAAACTACATTCGGGAACCCCCAGATGCAAGCCTTGATTAAACCCACACAATCAAAAAGTCTGGTTTCATCCGGCAGAGCAAGTAAAGCAGGAACTCTGCTTGGTCCGTTTTTCGGAGTATACCACTCCGGATATTGCTTCGCCTTGCTTGAGATAAAAGCAGGAGTTGCTTTCTGACCGAAAGTTCCCTTTGCATATTTGGTTGGATAATTCCTTAATATTTCAAGGCATTTACTTGCCAATTCTTCACCGGTCATTTTATACCTCCAGAATTTTCAATCTTTTGAGATCTGTCATAATTGATTTTTGAAATACCAAAAATGGTACCCAGGAATACCTGCAACGCACCGGCAATTGTCAAAACAACTTCGGTGTACGGAATATCAAGTACATTCCCGATAACTCCATAACATACAATTGCGGCAGGAATCACAATTGCAATAATCCAGCGCAACCACTCGTAAACTTTCTGCGGTAAATACGGCATAACTTCTTCCTCCTTATCTGTTAACTAAATATTCACTCAATTTTTCTTCTGCCTTTTCCAATGCTTCAACATTGTTGCCGTCAATTGAGTGTTTAAGCAATGCCCTTAAAGCCTGCATTGTTACCCTGTTACCTTCCTCAATCGCTTCAATCTTCTGTTTATCCCTGCCAAACCTTGCATCATATTCCGCAAATGTTGCCTTAACCTCAAATTCCAACTTCTTTTCAATTAAACTAACCCGTTCTTCCAAATTGCTTGTCGGCTGTTTCGTGGACTTAACTAAATCTTTAACTGCATTAAAGAAGTTGATTAAGACCAAAGCACCGCCTATTATCGCAAGAGTTATCTGCCACCATTCTGTCATTTTTTGTTTCTCCAATCTTCAAGTAAAATCAATATAAAAATTAAGCAAACGATTATAACTATCGTACCCATTATTCTTCCGATAAAGTATATGTAACTTTCATCGTCTGCGATGCCGTTTTCGTTACATAAGAATCAAGATTGTTTATTGTTGCCAAATACATAGGATTTTGTGCGATATAGGAATTGCCTTTGTTTCCTGCATTTAAAATAAACCTTGCAAGTCCTTGTCCGTCAAAATCTGTCATAAACAATTCCCTGTTTGCTTGTGAAGCATCAAAAGTTAAATTCCAATTAGTCGGCTTTTCCGTACCTTTTACAATATCAATAATGTAATAATTGTATTCTGTTGTTTGTGCAAGGTATAAACCATTTGTAATCATGCCCACACTATATTTTTTGTTTGCAAATGATGATGCAAAATACCTGCTTGATGTAGTTTTGTAAATTAAAGCACCATTCGATGTATCGAAAAATAAAAGTGCCGTACTCGATGAATTTATGATGCACATATTTCCATCTTTAAAGAATATCGGACAAGATGCATCGCCATAAGATGAACCCCTCATAATGATAGTATCGGATGATGAATTGACAAACGATTTTCTTGTGATGGTATCATTTGCGCAATCATACTCCCACCAATAAAAACTGTTGCCTGTTGATACATTGTAACTTTGACAAACAGGGATAATAGCAAACTTATTGTTTCCGACATAATGTGCCGCCAAGCCAAAAATACCACTTGCACCCGTTATAGGAATATCTGATACATCATGTGTTGTTGATGTGTAATTACCTGTAAAAATACTACCAACTGTGGACATTAGACGATATTCTTTTACAGTAATGATATTATCTGCAAGGCTAAAAGAATATCCCCTGCCGTTTTCCGCCATCTGCGTTTTTTCGTATGTACTCTCATGGTAAATGTCTGGTCTTTTTGTAGTGGATTTGCCTGTCATAGATGCGTTGCCATACCCTGCATATCCCCCCCACTTTGAAGTTAAACAAGCACAAGCAATATTTCCGTTTGCCTGTGAAGTGGTAAAATCAAAAACTTGTGTAAATGCCGTATCTCCAAACGATGATTCTGCTTCGTTGTATGACCCTAACTCATTCGGATTGCCTGTATTGACGATGCCGTTTGCACCATTTCCAATCATCACATTACCTGCTGGCATGTAAACACTTCCAACCTGTATCGGCTCTTTGAAAAGCAATAAACCGCCAACCATTCCAACAATAGGACTACTTGCCCACTCGCCATTATTAAAAGGGTTTTCTTTTAACCAAGGCATCATAGGAAATTGATGTGCCAAAACAGACTTTTGGAATGTATTTTCACTTTTCACAATTTGCTTGATTTTCTTGTTTACATCATATAATTCGATTTTAGTTTTGCCGTGAATCATAACCTTTTCTCCTTATGATGATTTGGTGTATTTAATCGTGATATATCCATCTGCAATAGGTCTATTTGCTACACCATAGCAATAAATATGTCCATCTTCGGGAACAAGTTTCTCAAAATTACGGACATAAGTGCTAAATGTGTAATAAGAACAAGAATTATCGGCAATTAAAATATCTGTACCCATTGATGTTAAATCCAAATCGTAAACACCTGTACTATCAAACTGCACATTGGAAATATGCAAGGTTTTCTGATACAATGTTTCCCCATTTATCCAAGTCCCGATAACCTGTTCATCCGTGCTGTAATGAACGGCAGGCACTCCTTGTGGTGTCCAACTTCCACTTCCTGCAACATCTGTTGATTTAACATATTGGAGAGTTACATCTCCTGTTAAACTACTTAAATCGGTGTGTGCAATAATTCTTAAAACACCACTACTCTTTATGGTATCTAACAAAACATCGCTTGATTTATTAGCATCATCCACAAAAGGTATATTTCTTGAACCATTTTGATTATGTGCTACACATTGAATCTTAACAAAATAATCCAAATCACTTATATTGTAGGAAACGGTTTTTGTTGTATTGTTTGGTAATGCCCCAAAATCAACTGTCTTTTGATAAAGTGGTCTGCCATCTTTCCAAACACCTATTATTCGTTCTTCTGTGGAATAAATTACAGGTGCATAATAATCTCCGCTAACCTTAATTCCAACAACTTTCCACGCAATTAGAGGATTGGCAGAGGAAAAACCCATAAATTTTAAATGCGTATTATCAACTTTGGCGAATGAATTTGCATGGTTAATGTTTCCTCCGATACAAACAACACCATTATATCCATCATTTTCACCATATAATGATGATACCGCCAAAATATTTTGGTTATGATACCCACTATCTTCCACACTTGAAATATCAACATATATAAAATCATATTTATTTAAACTTTCGGACAATGTAATAGTTTGGATATTGTTTGGTGCAAACTGTAATCCATTTGCATCTTCCCATAATGTTTTTTCAATATAAACACCACCGCCCGACATATCAACGATAGTCTTATTGTTTGTGGCATCATCCGATACATTCGCACCGACAAATTGCAAACCTGCCCTTGCGGTCATCGATGTTCCGTTCTCGTCTATGATGGTGTGACCGCCTGTGCCACCGCCACCGCCACTTCCCATTTCATCGGTAACAACTACGGATGTCCATTTTGTATTATCAAAAGTGCCTGTTGTGGATGCCGTGCATTTATACAAAACACTTTCGTAAATGCAATAATCTCCTACGGCATAACTCGATGTGCTATCGTATTCTTCTGCCAAATTCTGATTCGCAAAATCTGATATTTCTTTTACTGTGGTCTTTTTACTTGAATATGTACCACTATTTTCCTGCGATATTGCCAAAATATCAGCATTGTTGACATGTGATGCACTTGTTAATTCGCTAAATGATTTCATCAACTATCTCCTTCCAAAACAAACTCTTCGCCATCTTCTGTGGTTAATTTCTCGCCATCTTCTGTGCTTAAATATTCTGCTGCAAATTCAAAGGTTAATGTTTCTGTTGCATCTTCAAAGGTATAAGCACTAAATGTCCATTCTTCTGTATAATCAAGCAATTCAATATTGCCATCCCACTTGCCATCGCCTACAAGTCCGGCACCGGATGCATAAAGCCAAACACCACCCCTTGGAATTTCAATAGATCCACCCAAGGCTTGCATATAAACCTCAAACGTCTGCAATTCATTTGCTTGCAAGGGCAGAATATACATTAAATGCAAAACGTGCTTTCCATCAATCCAGGTCTCGGTCGGATAAAACTCTGTGTCGGTCGAATCGATTAAATACGTTACCAAACCTTGAGTATAATCATCAGATATTGCTTCGCTTTCCAAATCTACCTCAACGTGGATCTGCGCTTTCGTTTGCGTATTCGATGCAATACGAGCCAATAACAAACGGACATTTTCATCTTCGCCAATTTCAATTGGTGCAACATTCCTCAACTCATAAGAAGTAAACTCGTTTTTTGAAACTGTCGATAAAAGCCCCTGCAGGTTCTTATCCGTTTTCGATTGGGAATGTTTCTGCCCAGGAATGCCGGACAAAACACATTCGCCGTTATACTTAAATGAATATCCCATAACGCAGAATTTATTCGTTGCGCTTCCCTGCCCGTTAGGGAATTGGAGTACATCCCCAAGATCATACTGAAATCCAAACGGAACCCTTACAGAGCAGGCATTAAACTGAATATTTGATAATGCTTCTACAATATTTGCCAAATATTCTTCTCTCATTATACGAGAAACCTGGAAGAACGGATTGTTTCCGATATTCAACGTATAACCATTATCGACAGATGCGTGATAATACTCGACAGCCTTATCATCTTCGACATAAATATTTACACCGGTATAAGTTATGATTTCATCACCATAAGAAGAACCGGTATATCTGACTTTTGACGGAATCGTATCATCAACAGAATTATGAAACGTACCCAGGACAAGATTACCGGACCTATCAATTACAGCAAACGAGCATAACGAAACCGCAATCCAATAAATAAAATCACGCCAGGTCTCAATGTCACCCAGGGTATTCAAAAAGAGCGTTTTATTTCCGTTTGGCAATGCCTCAACCTGCTCTCTCGTCATTCCAAAAGTTACGCCGCAAGCCTGGCACGCCATCGAGAGTAAATCATACGCAAAACCATTGGTCCCAGCATCGGTTCCGCAAGCCTTGTCAAATTTTTCCATACGATCGTAAGCGGTTAACGCCACCATATTATTGGAATGTTTTGCAGAATCAATTCTAAATACGCCAATGGGAATGTCCGTTTCCCCAATTGTTACAATAGGCGAGATATCTTCACCCTCCCAACTATTTCGGGAAATATCCACGCCCATCATTGTTATATTTAATTGTCCAATATGCGCACCACCCAAACGGAACTCGCTCGGACTTGAAATCTGATTATTTAAAGATAAACTGTTTCGAAAAACGTTTTCTTTCTCAAAACTTTCGGATCCAATGGTTCCGCTTACATCGTAGTGCTGTATAGATTGTTTAGATTCGGTTAACAATGCATACATATTTTAAATCTCAATCAAATCAAATGAAACTTTCCAAATACCGGTAGTTACAGCCAGATCCTGCGAATTTTCTTTAAGATTTTTCTTATAATTTCGCATAACCATAGAACGCTCTTTATATGCGCTGGTCGGAAAATCATAAATCTGGACAGTTAATGCGGTTAGGCTGTCACGCCATCCCTCAAGAGTTGGAATAAAACTCGATAGCATTGTATATGAGATACCCAAGGTTAATTTATTCACTCTCGTAACCTGCCGCACATCCGTACCGGCTTCACTCTGGTTTACATTTTCTATTGTATCATAATTTTCCGACATTGAACCACTAAACGGAATTGAAGTGTTATTTATTTTTATCGGATAATTTTTCAAAATGGGAATCGTTGCCATTATCTGCCTCCAGATTTATAATTCGCTCTATCCATAGCGGTAACAACTTGAGTCTCAATAAGTTCTTCACCTATATAAATCGGGAATATCCAATTGCCACCGCCGCCGGCACCTGCTACAGCGATAGACGGATTGAAAGCATCGGAAATGCCCCTGGATAAATTCTCCATCGCACCGATACTCTCCCCGGAGTCAATTCCCAGAGCAAGACCTTCGTTAATCATTTCGCCGTACTCTCTGAAAACCCTTGACGGACTATGAATATCAAAACCATCCGTAAAGATACCCTTGATACCATTAACCATATTAACGGCAGAGTCTTTCAACTTGCCCCAGCCCTTGGTAAATCCGTCAGCGATTCCCTCAAGACACCTCATTCCAATGCCAGCCCAATCGATATTGGTAAACGATTCAACAATCGCATTGAGAGATTTCTTCCAGAAATCACCGGACATCATTTCCATAATCGCACTACCCATTGAAGATACCAACGTGTAGATAAGTTGAAATGCCAAGGAAATAATCTGCGGCAATAAGGATAAAGCCGTAGCAATTAACTGATAGATTATTTTTGTTGT